GTTTCGATATCACTCACCTTAGCTGCACTTGCAAATATTTCATCTGGCTCACTTTTTATTTCAAATAGGCTACCAAACGATTGTGTAGTTTGGCGCGGTACTATTAGTATACTTACCAGTTTAGGAGACAGCCCATTTATAATATAGGCACTAAGCTCTTGAAAGTAAAACGTCTCTCCGAAGTCCCAATTTTCAATATCAAAGAACTTATTAATAGCTTCAATTATGTCTGATTTAAGTTCATTATCGTTAATAACCATACTAGGATTTTTAACAATCTTAAACTTAACTTGCAGATCACCTGGAGCTTTATCGCCAAATAAGATTTTATACTTTGCAGGATGATAAATTACTTCGTCACTTAAACTTTTTATTTTGTTTATTGCTGTGCCATAGCTTCTAAACAATTCATCATTACTCGGCGGCTTAGGTTGTATTAAAGTTGTTCCGCTGATATATTGTTTTACTTGAGTATCGTAAGTCTTAGATAAGATATATGTATCAATAATATTACTTGCACTTGGGTCAATTCTGTATCCACTATCGGCAACATGGATGTAATGGAACTTTAAATCAGCACGTCCGAAGTATGCTTTATAATCAGTGTTAATTATAGTGTTGTTTAGTACTTTATTAAGCTTTCTAAATATATCTTCGTCAATTAGATAAAAAATTTGTCCTTCTAAACGTGTGCTGTACGGAACGATAGCTGCTTCGTTTTGTATTACTATTATTTCGGCAGTTGTGTTTGCAAAATACTTAAAGTCTTCTACTCCGTCAGTTGTGGTATATTTCTTTTGAAATATTAGTTTGTCTTTTGTAAGAATAGTTGTATCTTCTTCGCCGACAATTTGCTCAAAAATATCAGGATCATCAATTACGCCGTCATCATCGAGGTCAATAAATTGGACTTGTATTTTACGGCTATCTAGATAACCTTCGGTATCTCTATATGCATCAGTAATTGTCCAATTAAAGTCTCTTGTAAATGGAGTTAATTCTCCTGGCTTACGATTAATATTTAAGATATCAATTTTATCTCTAACAATTTGTCCTGTTGCAGGATCATAAATTTTATCAGCAGCATCAAAGAAGAATCTAATTTCTTCTGCACTTTCCATTACATATCTTAAATTGCGGTATGTAATTGTGTATTTCTCACCATCTGTCTTAAAGTATAGCATCCAACTTGCATCAAGATTTTCACCAGTAATGTCTCCTGCTTTACCTGTAGCAAACGTATTAAGTGTATTAATGTCTTCTGCTAATACTAATTTCCACTGTCTGTCGTATTGATCATAACGTAAAGCAAAGTCTTTATATTCAAATGCTTGGTCAATTAATTGTGTTTTTATGTCGTTAATTAGTACCTTAGAAAAATTTGGTATAACTTGTTGTAGTATTGCATCCGATGGTATGACCTCGTTTACTGCAATAGGAGAAATTCCATCTTCGTCTATTACTGTGCCAGCGCCTGTTACAGAAATTACTTTGCACCATTTGTATGATGTTTTGCCTAAGTGGTCAGTGCCTGTGCCGTCTGTCATTAATGTGCCGTCTGCCATAAAGTGCTTACCTACAGGGGCAACAAACTTTAACATCGACCCTGCTTCCAATAGCCGCAAACTGTTTGCAGTAAACTCGCCTACTGTGTAAGGATTAAAATCAACATCTTGTAATAAACCTAATGATTGATTTGTGCTATTGCTAGACTGTAGCCAAGTAGCGTTAAGATCACTAACAATAATCTTTGGATATTTTGCTAGATAGAAGTTCTGCGAAGTTGTACTTTTTAATATATCTTCAATTGTGTTGTATATAACACCTTCAATATCTGTTTGTGTTGCAAACGTAAATGATTGTTTTTCAGTAAATTCTTCTTTATAAATTACACCATCGTCTGCAAACAAACTAGTATTTGAATACTTTCCGCTTGCGTCTTTTAAGTCAAAGAACCGACTGATGCCGCTCGATATCCTATTTGAACTTTTAGTTTTAATGATGTCTTGACTAATTGCTAAAGGACCTATATTATAGTCCTCGCCAGTAATTAACCTATTTTGTGTGTAATAAGTCGCAGGTGCATTTTGTTTAATTTCTGTACTTGTTTCAGCTGCTGTGCCATTACTAACTGTGTAATTTAATTTGAGCCCTACTGTAAGTGTTTGTGCAGATCCGTTTCTTGACTGGTACGGAATATCAATACTTATTGTGCTTAATGCTGAAGGTGTAACTACACTACGTATATTATTACTAGTTCTGTAGTATACGTTAAAGTTGCCAGCTGGTAAATTTCCAAATACACCGTCACTAAAGTTTAAATTAATTCTGTCACCGATACGTGTTGTTACAGCATATACATCTCTAGTTTTATTAAACAAACTATTATAGATAACGTTATTGCCTTCAGTTGAGTCAATTTTTGTCCATTCACTGCTTTCAAATCCTGTGCTGTTTAGTGAAAACAACCACACATCACTATCGTTAATATTTTCAGCGTCAATTGCTACTGCTTGATTTGGTGTTGGATTGCTTACTGCAAAGTTTCCTTTTTCAAGTTTACCTTGACGGAAGTGCATAAAAAATCCAGTGTTATTACTGCCGGCGCCTTGTCCGTCATCTCTAAACAAAAATGCAGGACTGTTACCTGGAAGCGGTGCTTCTTCTATAATATCTTCACCCAAAATGTCAGTACTTACTACTTCAAAACGTGTGCTTACGCCTTCAATACGTTTAGTAAACGGATATATTGCTTGTCCAGTATTTGTAGCATTTAAGCGATATTTTTGCGTTTGTACATCTGCAATTAATGCTGACTTTAGAGGATTGCCAATTGAATTAGATAGTGGCAATGCTGAGTTTAAGAGTTTAATAAATTGTTCAAAATAGTTTGAGTTAGTTTGGTCATTCCACTTAACAGTAATACCTGCCATGTTTAAACCATTACTATCTAAAATATTTTCAGTTGTTTTAATTGTGTCAAATTTAAGCAAGCCGTTAGCTGCTTGATTTCTGCGGGGATTGTAAGATAGCATACGTGCTAGACGTAATACACTTTCTCTACGCTCTGCTGTTTCAAGGAAGTTTTCACGAGCGTTTAAATCAATACGGAATGATAGATTTTGCCCAAGGAAAGCAATCATATCAATTAGCGCAAGATATTCACTCGATTCAATGTAATCGTTAAAGTCTTCTGGATAGTTTTGACGCAGATAGTTAATCATTGTGCGTCTTAGATTATCAAAATCGTAGCTTTGGAAATCTGCGTTTCTAAAGCTTTGGTAAATTCGTTTCCAGTCCTCAGCTACTAATAGCCTGGACTGTCTATCATTTGAAGACATATCATTTTCCTTGTTTACTAATGTATTTACCTGAAATGATAATGTGTGTATTTAATTTTTAAATTTAAAGAAGTCCGTTTTCTTTATCAAATTTAAAGCGTAATTGGTCTGTTATACCAAAAGGAAGTACTGTTATAGTGCAATCAATTTGTATACCTTGTTCGTAAGTATCAATAACAATATTTTCAGCGGTTATTCTAGGATCGTAATTAATAATACGGGTAACATCCTCAATAATTGCTTCTTGAACTTCAACAGTAAAAGGTTCATATAGTATATCCCAAATAATCGTACCAAAAGTAGGATCGCTTAATTTTTCAGTTTGGCGTATATGAAAATGATTAATTAAATCTTGTTTAATAAGTTCAAAGTCATACAGGCTATAACTTTTACTATCTGCAACTGTTGAAAAACCTCTGTATTTTCTGCCAGCTGTGGCTGTTTGAGTAGGCTGGCTTACTGTAACACGTTTATAAAGATTTTTTTCTAATTGGCTCATACTATATTTACCTTAATTAAACAGCACTACGATGAGGTGCTACTGTGTTTGTGCCTGCACTATTATCTGTTGGATCTGAAGTCGGAGGTGTTGCTTGTGCAATTAAAATTTCTTCGTTTAAACTTCTAATTGCATCTGCTTCTTCATTATGAAATCTGTTAACAACACTATTTCTAATACCTTCACTGCTGCTAGGGAAATATTTGCCGCCATGCTCAGCGCGGCGTTCGGAATATAATGCTCTAATTAACGCTGCGTCAGTAGGCACTGTTGCAGTTATATCGGTTGATGTAAATCCCAATCCGGCTAATGCATTTCGAAAAACTTTTGATGCGCCGCCTGCTCCGTGTTGTATTGTTGTAGAAAATGCTGCTTGACGGACTGTTATAGACCGAAGTGCAAGATTAATTCCGGAACCATTTAAGATACGTTTAGCTCCAGGGACATAGTATTTCAATCCTGCATACTGGCTTTGTACCTCACCGCCTTCGTCTGTACCCATTACTAAAGACCAAGCTTCTTTATATGCTGCACTACCTGCTCTTCCTCCAGCTGGGCCGCCAGCAGCATACAGTTGTGATTCTAATTCAGGGTATTTATTTTTTAACCAATTATGAAATTCATTTAGTGAGCCTGTATTTGCTGCAAGTTGGTATTTTCCGTAGCTCCAGCCACCGGTACTATCCCATCCAATAATACCAGGATCGCCCCGAGATTCATATTTTTCACTTAATGCTCCTATATTTTCATCAAACACATAGTCACTGTTATAGTCTCCTGGAGGTACAGGCGCTTGTCCGCTGCCGCCTGGACGACTAGAATTTCCTGTACTAACATTGCCGCCGCTGCCTTGTACATATCCACTCGATTTTCTACCTTGTAAATTTTTGTCAAACGTATCTGGAGTAACAACACGGTCTGCACTAGGAAGTGCGCCAGGCGAATCTCTATCTGTGTAAATTTTCTTAAACGATAACGGATCTAAGTTTTCATGATGCGGCCAAGGCTCATGTTGGGGGGATCTTGCTAATATACTTTCGTAGGAGCTTATTTGTCCGCCGGATTCAGTACGAGGTAATGTATTTGTTGTCAAAGGAGTTACTTCTTCAGCAACATTTGATGGTGCTGCTTTTGGTCCGTTCATATGAACATACGTTGCTGTTTCTCTATGCTCTTTAGCACTAGTAATATGTGTCGAGCCTGCGGCTGTTAATCTGTTGTCTTTACCTGAATGTATATGTAATGATTTTGTTGTGTCAATATATTGCGATTCTTTTACTTTTATGTGCTGATTTTTACCTACTGTAATTTTACTATTTGCTCCAACATGCAAATTAAAGTTTTGTTTAGATTCAATTTGAACTCTGCCTGTTTCGCCTTCGCCGTCTTGGTTTCTGCCTGTAGCTCTAATATTAACATTCCTACCAGCTTCCATATTAATGTCGCGTTCAGCAGTAATGTTTAAATCGTTCTCGGTCATAATACTAACACTATCTTGTGCATGAATATCAATTTTACCATCGCTAGACATTTCTATCCAAGTAGTTCCTCTAGCATTTCCTATGTAAATTAAGTCTTCACTGTTGTGCATTAATAGTTGATGGCCAGTTCTAGTTCTAAAACGCAGTAATTCATTTTGTGGGATAGTACTGTCGCCGCCCGCTTCGTTGGCGCTTTTGTTTTTATAAATCGGAGGTCCGTCTTCTGCGTGTGTTGTGCGCACAAATCTTTCGTCACCGTCATCCATTGCAAATGAACTTCCGCCTAGTCTATTAGAAGGAACTGCTACCTTATTTCCTGCTGTTCCAATCTCTGCTTTTGGAGAGCCGTCTCTGCGATCTTTAGGCCCAGGCGTACTAATGCCAAATACCATACTTGGCATCTCTCGCCTCGAACTAGTTGTAGTTGTGCCTCTGGCTTCGTCATTTAACAAACCTTGTATTTCAAGTGTTTCTGTAAAATCTTTGTTATATGGTTTAGCAAATAGTGTCGGATCAACTCTTGCGCCTGTTTCTATTGCTTTGTTATATTCGCCTACTGGAAGTTTTCTTCCTCTTAGTCCCGGCGGAGTATTTGCAGTTGTGTTTTGTGTTGATGCTCGGCCGTCAGGAACCATAAAGTTCATATTTTCTGAAGGTATACATCCAATCCAATAACCAAAGTTTGCATTGCCCTCAGCAAATATTACAAGAACTTTAGTTCCTATATCGGGTGGTACCATCCACATGCCGTAACTTTTTTGTGTGTGTTCGTAACCTTCATTTACGCTAATTGCAGAACTTGGAGTTACTCCGTAAAATGGAGAAAGGTATTTTACATTTAATAACTGTCCAGACTTCTCTGGTGTTCCGCCTGCGCTTGTATATCGTAATAGTTCAACAGTCATGCCGCCCATGTATTTTGTGTCAAGGTTATTAACTACAATTGCTTCATACGGTCCTCTGTCTGCAAAACCAGATGTACTACTGCTGATTGTTCTTGTATAGTTGCCGTTTCCTGCCATGTTATTGTGGTCCTATTGTTGCGTTAGCGTTAGGTGCAGTAGTTGGTGTTGGCTCTACTGCTTCGATACTTGGTCCAGTATCTGGAGTAAAAACTTTTTTACCAGTATTAAAGTCGTATCTATCTAAACCAGTTTCCATTGCTTTATATATGTATACATTTGGTGGGCGTGAGTTGTTGGGTGCTGGCGCAGTGCCATTAGCTGCTGCTCCTGGCGTAGTAACTACAGTTGGAGATACAACTGTACCTGCTGCGGCTTTGCCTTTTCCAATTAATCCTTTTGCTGCATCAAGCGAGCCTATTCCAGATGCTGCTTTTTTAGCAGCCGCTAGAGCAATAGCCGCAGGTGTTCTTCCGTCATTAGGTGCTGGAGCAACACTACCAGATCCTGTTCCTGTTGTGTCAGGCAAACATGGTTTTAAGGCAGGTGCACCTTGTGCCATATATTTCATCTGTTCTGGAGTAGCTATGTCACCAACTTTAAGATTTTTAACTTGGTCAGCCATACTAATTTCTGTTGTTGTAACTGTGCCTGCAGTTTTAGGATCATTAACTGTTTTAGTTTCAACTGTAACTCCAGTTGTGGCGCTGGATGTGGATGCAGTTACGCCTGGAGGTCTTGAGTAGTCTAGATCCGGATTGGGTACAATATAAGGTACGCCGCATCTTGTATCTGGTGTGCCATCTGGGTGACCACCGTTGGCATTAACCCGTATATATTCCATAGTTTCGGACATGTTCATAGTTCTCGATACTGGCATTCCAAGTTCTATGCGCATCTTCGCATTCTCGGCTATGTCATCGATGTTCTTTTTCCTTTTTATGCCCCAAATAATCAAAGGCTTAAACCGCGTGTATCCCAAACTGGTTTTAGTGGCGGTGAAAAATTTAGGTGTACCTGGATATCCTAGATTGTGTATTCCTTGATCATCAATAACAACAACAATTGTATTACTATACAACTCATCAGTGTTTGTTATATCACCTTTTAGGCTCTCTAAATCATCATATGTTTCGTATACTGGCCAAGGGGCATTTTGGCTAGGATCTAGAAAATACGGTTCGCGAGGGTTATCTTTAATGCCATTAGATTGATCTAATTTTCCTTGACCTTCTTCTGGACCGCCGTCTGCGTCTTCCATTACGTGCCTCCTAATAGTGAACTAGCTTTAGATTTAGCTGCGCCAGACACACTAGCAATTTTTTCATTTGCGGCGCGAGAAGCTGTTACTGCATCAGTTGCCTTTTGTCCTGCTGCAAGTCCAGCTTGGAGATCAGTAGGTTTGAAGCCGCCTTTTAAAGCTGTTCCAATGCCACCTATTGCATTACTTGCTAGTGAGCCAGCAGCAAGTCCTGCTACGCTTGCAAAGTCTCCATATCCACCAAGCGCATCTTTAATATGTTTATCAAGTATTTTTGGAATAACTTTAGTTAAGTCAGGTACTTGTGCAATGCCAAAATCTATACCTTCTACTACAGATTCTAAACTTGGTGCTGAAATCTGCGCTGCTGCTTCTTTAGCTGCTTCGGTTGCAGCAAGTGCAGTTGCAGTTTTAGAATCAATTGCAGGTAATTTATTTCTAACATCATCATTCTGTGATGCAGGGAAACAATCTATCATGTTTTGTCCACTTTGTCCTACAGTACCATCTGTTACTGTTCCGTCTTTATTAAGTTTAGCTGTATTATCAATTGATAAAAACTTGCTATTGCCTGTAGTTTCTTTATCGTCTTGACCTTTACGTCTAATCATCTTAAGAGTTTGGGTAAATTTTCCTTGGCTAAATTTATTAGTTACTGCTCTTACTTGGAACAGTCCACTAAACCCTGGAACAATTTGTGGAAATTCCATTGTTGCTCCTGTAACTTGGTAATCAAATGGCGTTCTAAAGTTAACAATACAATATACCGGTCCATCTTGATAATTCATTGTTCCGTCATTATTAATAGCAGGTTTATTAGCTATGTCTGCCACATAGTTGCCTGTTTGTTGCGGAACATAATAAGGATCTCCCATTATTTCCATTTCTGCACTAACCATATCAATAGTCATATTTGTAATTCTATCATGGAACATTTCTGCAACTACTCTACGAACATCGTTACTATGTGCAGCAGCAGATTCTTTTGGTTTCTCTACAAAACCTGTTTCAGGCCCAGTGTCATCATTTGATTTTAAATCTTTGTCTGGAACATTTACAACAACGCCACTATCTGTGTCATTACCAGAAGTCATAGTTTTGTCGCTGTCTTTTCCTCTTATGTTAGCATTACTCATACCAAGATCTGAGTTTGCTGTCATTAAGAATGCATTATTAAAATTAATATCAAAGTTTAAAACATCTTCATTTTTTCCAGTGTAAATGTAGTTGTATTCTTTAACAGCAGATTCTCGTATTCCTTTAGTATTTTTTGGTTTACTAGTTCCTGCCGCTGTAACAGCTTCGTCAATTTCATGAGGAATAACACTATACACATACACTTTTGGTTTACGTCCCATCTGTGCTTCAGTAATTGGACTTTCACCTATGAATACCTGTGTGTCAATTTTAAACCACTTGTTCATTCCATTTTTAGCGTCTTCAGTTGATTTCTCAGCACAATATTCAGACTGTAATAATATTTTTTCAATAATAGATGTAATTTGTTGACTTTGACTAAACTGAAACTCTCGTGCTTTATCAGATGTTTGCGCGGCAACATTAGCAGTATCTACTAAGCCAGTTTCTGAATCAGTTACATTATTAGCATCTGCTGCACTAGTATTTCCGCCGGCATTTGTATCTACATTAAGAGGACTTAGCCCAATTTCATTCATTAGCGAAGTATCTTCTGCAAAAGTTTTAAATATTGCATACACGTTGTTTGGAGGAGTAATTGTAATAGTTTTTGAATTATTTGCTTTATTTAATTCATCATTTGTTTCTCCAGAGCCAGTGCGTTGAGCTTCTCGTTCTTCGGGTGTAGTAATAAATGCAGTATCAGTAACTGTTCCGGTTTGTAAAACTTTTCTTATTTCAGCTCTTGTTTTTGGAAAACAGATAACATATCTATCATATGGACCTATTGCTCCAGTTTCTTCTAAAGCCTCAATTTGTGAGTTAACTGCACCTGTTACAGATTTATCATTTGTTTCAAGTACTTCATGTACTATTGTTCCAACTGCTTTTACAGGAGTATTAATTTTATTAATGTTATCACGAAGTCCTGTTTCACTCATAGGAACTGCTTTAACAGCATACGTGCTACCAGTACCAGTAACATTAAATTCCATATTAATAAATTTGATAGGAATAAACATTGGTTGTTGTACAAAATTAGCATTAGTTTCGCCGCCTAAGTTCCATCCTGCAAAATCAATTTTTATACAAAACGGAGCTTCGTTATATCTATCATATCCCGCAGCCTTAGTTGCAGTAATTATAGACTGTATAAAGTTACCCATACTATATGGTTCAATAACTGTAAATGATAACGATGTACCTGCTGTAACTCTAGTATTAGCATTTGGAGAAATTACTGCGTCTATTTCAAGATCCTCAATATAATATTCTGCATGGTCACTTTTGCCACCAACTGTTTCATCTAGAACTTGTGTTCTTCGAGCAAGGTCG